TGTCTATGCAGAGATTACTTGATACAAGTGGTTATTTTGCAGAAGATATGCGAGTGGAGGAGCTTAAATCTGGAAAGTATACTGTGGTGGACCCTATTACTCGTGATTGGGCTGCTTTAGTGCGTAAAGATTTGGGTATACATGAATCACTTGAGGAGTGGCTGATGGATTATGAAAACCTGATGAGTCGTATAGAGGAGGAGGCAGCTTCGGGTCCTGGATCTGGTGTGTCGGCTCCAGGATCAGAAGGAGCAACTACAGAGGATAATGTGGCGTACCTTCCGTCTCAGTTGGGTGTTGTGAAGCCTAGGCGTGGGAAGAGAAAGAAGAAGAAGCGCCAGGTGGAAGAGGCTCCAGAGGATGCCATGACCAAGCTTCGTCAGGATCTTAAGCCTGCTATCATCAAATTGTTTGAGGGTGATCCTTTTCATTTGGTGGAGACAGATGCGAGACTCTGGACAAGTCGGTTTGGTGTGGACAAGTATCTGACTGCGGATGCTCCGTTGGTGTCAGTGGAGAACAGGGTTCGCGGCATTCAGAATTTGTCGGGCACTCTGTTGCAGAGTTATGGGAATGATCGTGGCTATCTGGAGATGGTGATTGATGCGATGAATGAGCGGGAGCCATTGAATTCATTCAACGGATTCAAGGAGAATGATTATCTGTATGGTACTCGCATCAGAAGCAATCATGAGGGAGTGGAGATGGTGTTTGAGGCAGCGTTGGACCCACTCTACGCTGTGTCTGAGACTGTCTACATCGAGGACGAAGAAGTCTTGGATAGATGGGAAGAGTTAGCGAGTGGAATCAAACGTGTCAATAATATAGTATATCCTCAAGGAGAGCGGTTCACTCCAGGAAGCATACAGCAGTTGGAGTACGCGATTATTGACGCTATTGATGCAGAGGATGAAGCTGAGGAGGAATTGGAATGACACGTAAGCAGATTTTGGAGGCTCGTGACGTAGCTGTCTATAAGCGGCTCCTGAGAGTGTTGGCTGACTATGTGGAGGACAACGCTGGTACAGAGTATGCGGAGTTGCTGAATAGGGCCGTAGACAAAGGCAAGCAGATTCTACCTAAGGACAAGCACGCACTTGCGATTCTGGATTGTGTGTTGAAGGGTGAGACCGTGCCGAGGGTTATTCAGAATCTGTTCAATTTCCGATTTTCGAACCTGCCTATTTATGTGAAGCCTATGTTCAAGAGTGGTCGTCGCATTGTGGTGGCGTCTTGGACGAGAGGTATGCATACCACAGATCGGGTGAAGGCGCTGATTGATTGGGAAGGCAAGGGACAAGGAAAGTGGACTAATCTTGATGCGAAGAAGGTCACTCTCCTGGATTTGACTAAGGATGAGAAGGAGGGCAAGTAAGATGTTCAATCCTACCAAGACAGAAATGGGCGATTTGTATGATAGCTTCAGATCTATCAGAGAGTCCATGGAGGGGACGGATGAGGCCCCTCAGACCATGCGCACTCAGGATGATCCAAATATTGAAGCGGAAGACTTCAATATGGAAGACTATCGGGACGAGAATCTAGAAAATCCTAAGAGCAAGACAGAGGATGTTCCGAAGGAGGTGCTTGATTCGGAGCTGGAGCAGAAGCCTCTGGAGCCAAAGGGGAAGAAGCACAAGACGAAGGAATCAAAGCAGGTCAAGGAAAATACGGCGCATGCGCTTCATCTTTGTAACGAATGTTCTCGAACATTTCGTAGCGATGAGCGTATATGCTTATACTGTGAGTCCGGAGATGTTCTGCCCATTATCCCAGTGAAAGAAGGCGTGTCGGAGCTTTTGGGTGAGATTCCGGGCGTGGATCGTAGGGATCAGAGAGCGGTTCAGATGGCAATCAAGAAGGGTCAGATTCCTGAGGAGTGGCCGGAAGAGGAAGAGATGATTGATGCTCTGAGTCAGCTAGAGGATCTGGTGCCTGAGGAGGACATGGAAGATCCTAGAGCAGCATACGTGAAGTACGTGTTGGTTCCGAAGGCGATCTCTGCTGGCTCTGACGATTCCTATGTGTTGAAGCATGACGGTGAAGAGAAGGGCAGTTTTGAGTCGGTCAACGCAGCTTTGGCATGGTTACATGGGAATGTGTCGTATTCATGGGATCATGCCTTCAAGCATGAGGGCTGGACTTTGGAGCAGGGTGGTGAGGCCATTGACATGACGGAAGCTGTGGTTCAGGAGCAGGAAGAGGCTGAGGACCATGGGGTTGAGGCTCGTAAGGCTGAGCTGAAGGCGAAGATGGCTGAGGCTGAGAAGCGTCACAGTCAAGAGATGGAGCGGATGTCGAAGGAACTGGAAGGAATGAATTGATGAAAAAGATTCCGAGAGAAATTAGATTGTGCGCATGTGGTTGTGGTGGGCCTTTTGAGTGTAAATGTAATAGTGTGAAACGTTTTATTCGTGGGCACAATGTCAGAAGGTTTTCTTTGGAATGCAGGGAATGTGCTTGTGGTTGTGGTGGTGAGTTTTTATGTAAAGAGAATAGTGCAAAAAGATATATTCATGGTCACAATCTTAGGGGTCGTTCACATTTAGATGATTGCATGTGTGCATCTTGCAGATCTAAGCGTGGAGAATATGTGGGAGAGATTGCCCCAAATTATAGGGGCGGGAATATTTGTATTAAGTGTGAACAATGCGGAGAGAAGGTGACGGCACCACCCTATAGAGAGGAGAGTGTTAAGTTTTGTTCGGTTGAGTGTGCAAACATGGCGAGGGTGGGTAAGTATTGTGGTCCTAATAGCCCATCTTGGAGGGGTGGAATTTCTTATTTTCCGTATGCGCATGATTTTGGGAGTAAATTGAAGGAGAGGATTAGAAGTAGGGATGGGGATATGTGTTGGTTGTGTGGGAGAACAAGGAGGGAAGAGGGTAAGAATATGATGGTTCATCATATTGATTATGATAAGATGAACACAGATCCAATGAATCTGATTTCTCTGTGTAATAGTTGCCATTCAAAGACCAATTTTAATAGGGATTATTGGAGAAATCGATTTCAAAGAATCATGTTGGAAAGATTTGAGGTGTGCCATGAATCATAGGTTTGTGGAGGCTATTTTGAATTGTTCCAGCATAGATTTCCCACGAGAGGGGCTAGATCCCCAAGTGTGGGAGCAGGAAGGTGATGATTCTTATGTGCTGCGCTCAGAAGTCAAGGAGCAGATCCTTGATTTTCTAGAAAAATATCCGGATAGGGACATCATCGGGATGGCGAAGGAAGAGGATGGGGAGCCCACCATCCACATCGTGGGCTCCATTTGTACGAATCAGTTCTCAGATGATGCTGATATAGATGTGCATGTGGTGTTGGATGAGGATGATGAGCTGTTCAATGATGAGGATGGGCGTGCGGAGGTGAAGAAGTGGTTCGAGTCGCACCGAGAAGAGTACGGTGCGTACGTTGGCGAGCATCCTATCGAGGTCTATTTGCAGACGAATGAGGCTCAGGACATGGCGTCTGATGGCGTGTATCATCTGATGCAGGATGAGTGGTTGAAGGGTCCCAAGGTTGTGGGTACAGACTATGATCCGTATGATGATTTTTCCCATGTCTTTGATGAACTTCAGGAGTTGGCGGGAGAGGCTGACCTACTGATGGGTGAGCTGAAGAGAGATGTGATTGACTACGAGACAATCTCTAAGGCTATTCAACATCTTCCAGAGGAGCAGAAGGAAAAGCTTTTGGCGAAGATGAAGGCAAAGTTGGAGGAGATTGAGGAAGACATTGATAAGCTGTATGGTGAGCGGAAGAAGATGGTAGATGTTCGGAAGCGCGCCAGCAGAGTGACTCCTGAGCAGGCCATGAAGGATGCGGAGCTGAGCAGGGAGTGGGATGACGCAAATGCATTGTTCAAGTTCATGGATCGATATCGCTATCTGAAGATCATTGGTGATTTGGAGGATGTGGCCGCTGATGATGGAGAGGTGACGGACGATGAGGTGGACATTGTTAAGGATATCCTGGGAGTGGACTGATGGAGTTTGAGAACCTATTCGAGAGAGCAGTTGATAGCAAGCCTGCAATGGATGAAGAGGCGATTGAGGAAGGTATCGTGAATCCTATGGCACATGGTTTGCCAGAGGGGTACTGGTTCTCAGAGAAGCGTGAGGAGAATGACGCTTTGGTGTATGAGTTCATCACAGGTGAGGGTGAAGGACCAAAGGTTGAGATCCATGTGAAGCAGGGTGACTGATGCCTAGTAGACAGATACCTCAAGAGACAATTGATGCCCTTCGTCAGCATTTGGATATTGTGCTGTTGACGGTGGGGATTCCATGTCAATTGTACATCCCAACGGATGCCAGCTATGCGGCTGCGGAAAAGAAGGACATCTTCTCTGTGCCCGCGGATTATGAGCATACGCAGTATTCTGCGAATTGCTGGGTGGAGTGGAATCCTAGCACATACAGGTTGAAGAAGCTTGGACTTTTCACGGAAGAGACACTTCCGATCCTTGTGTGGTTTGGGCATCAGGCAACGAATCAGAGTGGGGAGATAGTGAATGTTGATATCGTTCAGCATAGCTATTTCAAACTGGATGCTCAGTACATTCCGGGGAATTTCACGGAGGCTGAGGAATTTGAGATTGTGAACATTGGAGTCCGAGGTATGCACGATTCTATGGTGTTGAAGTCATATTCTGCGGCTCCTAGGAGGAAACAGGTATGAGATTGAAACGAGTGAAGAATTCGAGTGCGGGATCTGTGCCGGTTTATCATGGTGGGATGGTGACACATTTGGCTCCTGGAGATGAGATGACCAATGTGGATGTGAGCAACTTTGAGGAGATCAAGGAAAAGGTCACATCTACTCATGATTTGGGAGAAGTGAATGAACGTTCGGGTGGTATTCGATTATGTGATTGAGAGTCGGAAGTGCGTGTGGTTGGGCGCTTTGCTGACGGCGGTCAAGATGCATAAGGATTACTTGGGGGATCGAGAGGCGGGTCATCCAGTCGGACCAGAGGGGTATGTGGAAGAGTGGTTCGGGAAGTACATGGAAGACTTCGATGTGAAGTTTGAGCGTTTGGTGATGAACTGTTTCTTGCAGATTTTGGGACAGGCACATGGCTAGTTTCCTTCAAGGGTATGACATTGCAATGCGGTCATTGGTGTTTGATCGATTCAAGTCTGTGTTCAGCTGGAATGATCTGGCTGATGCAGATGCAGATCGGGTCAATCTGTCTGTTTGCATTTGTCCGAAGGGGATTGCCTTGCGTGAGTTTTCTGAGAAACGTACAAGGGATTACTTGAGTGTTCCAGCGGCTAATGTGTGGAGAATGGGAACTGCATTCAGCTGGGCTCGCCAGAGAAGTGTTGTGGCTAGGCGTGGATTCAATATCCAGTCTGGTAGTGACATTATCAACGTGACGGCGAATCCAATGGACCTGACGTATGGAGTTTGGTTTTGGAGCCAAAAGCTGGAGCTGATCTATCAGGCTATTGAGCGGTATACGGCTTGGCAGCATGACAATCCCAAGATTGAAGTGACCTACAATGACATCTACACGCTAGATCCAGAGTTTCATTTTGCGGAAGTTGTAGATGAGTCTGATATCGAGCAGATCTATTCGACGGGCAAGTATTTTGTCTGGAGAATGCCGTTGGTAGTTGATGCATGGCTGTTGAAGGCTGGGGATGGATCGGATATCATCATTAACAAGGTGAGATTGACTGTGTATGACAAGGATGATGTGACGGACTATGACTCAATCGTAGTAGAGGATTCAGGGCAGGATGTGGAGCTGGAAGCAGCATTGCGTTTGGATAGGCTGTCCATCTATGGGATCACGGCGGTGGATCTGACGGAGAACACGGTTTCGGTGCCGAATGATCGGGAGACGGATTTCTCTGTTGGGGATAGGATTCGGATTGTCGGTTCTACATCGAATGATGAGATGTATACCGTGTCTAGTGATGGGGCGGCATATGATGAGGGATCAGATGTCACAGCGATCTATCTTGTAGAGACGTTGGTAGACGACACTGCGGATGGGTACATTGAGGAAAGGGAATGATGGAGATTTTTGAAATGATTCTGGGAGTGCATCTGAATGAGATTCTGTCTCCTTCAGAGGTGAATAAGCTCAGGGATGAATTGGCTGAGCCGGAGATCCTCCCATGTAGCTTTGACGTTACCATTCCTGGTTGGCTGGCTAGAATCGGGAAGTGGGGCAAGGTGACGATTTATCATAAGGACCCAGAGAACTTCAGAGGAAAGAGGAGAGTTACGCCACAGCAGATGGATAGGAGGTTGGGAGATGTCGGCGTGAACAAGATGTTTGGCCGGTGGTCAGTGGAAAAGAAGAGCCTGACGAAGGTGGTCTTTTACAGGGACTACATTGGAGTGAGTGGCAGGCACTATACGGAACAGTTCATTGTTAGTGTGAAGTTAAGGAAGGAATTGAGATAATGCCTAAGGGTGTGTGTATAAAGATCCAGAAGCACGAAGAAGGCGGGATGAGCGGATATCATCTTTGGGCAGAAGTCGTATAGGTAAATCAAGTGGTACAAAGGGCAAGACATGGGAAGAGATTTATGGCGCTGAGAAGGCGCAAGAAATGCGTGAGAAGCTGAAGAATAGGATTCATGAGAATAAGGGGATTCAGAGAAGAAAGAGTGAGACACTAAAGAAGACGCATGCAGAGAATGGTGGGTTGAATCATAAGGATGGTTGCCAGTGTGGAGTCTGTAAGGCAAAGCGTGGTGAATATGTTGGTGATGGGAAATTCTGGATTACAAGTCATGGGAAACATATCAATCCTGACTTTCGAGACACAGATGGAGGTCGTGTGGTGATTGAGGTGTTTTGTGATTACTGGAAGGAGAGGACCTATGGTTCTGTGGAACAGTACTTAGATGAACGAAAAGAACAGTGTGAGGATCAGGGATATGTAGTTGTGTTCTTGAATGATGCGGATGTGAAAGAAGGAGATGAACATATTCGTGATTTGATTGAGAATGTTCATAAAGGATAAAGGAGATAAATAATGTCTATTTTCCTCAGCCCAGGTGTTTATGCGACAGAGAAGGATTTGTCGGATGTCGTTCCTGCCATTGCAAGTTCGTCAGCTGCGTTGGTGGGTTACTCAGCTAAGGGAAGCACGGATGAGATTCTGTTGATCACGAACAATCAGCAGTTCATCGAGAACTACGGTGAGCCTGATCCAAGTTCGGGCCATTACTTCCACTATGCGGCTTTGGCGTACCTAGCTCAGGGCAACAAGTTGTACTGCCTGAGAGTGACGAACGGCGCGTTGTATGGTGGCGTGAATATCATGGCAACCACATCGTCAGAAGTGAATGCCGCCATCTCTGCTGGGAAGGCGAGTGCGTCGTTCAATGTGGACTCTGGGTTGGATGATGATGTGGTCTTCCAGATCATCGGTGCTGATCCGGGGACATGGGACAACAAGATCAAGGTCAAGATTCAGAATGTCAAGACGGGCTCTGATCCAGTGCCGACTGATCAGTACACATTTGAGATCGTGGTGTACTACACCAATGATGATGGTGTGGATGAGCAGGTGGAGCTGTTCAAGGTGTCCCGTAAGACGAAGGTGGATGGGTTCGGAAAGCAGCTGTACTTGCAGGACCGCATCAATGGCATCAGCAAGTACATCCGTGTGTATGACAACACGGCTCTAGCCGACACAGTTCTGCCTAAGTCACAGTCTACTGCTCTGGCTTTGGCGCAGGGGGCGAATGGAAGTTCCATCAGCTCTTCAGATTTGGTCAGTGGCTGGAATGAGTTTGAGAATCCGGATGATGTGGATATCCGTATCTTGATCAACGGTGGTGAGACTGAGGTGGCGGTTCAGAACAAGATGATTGCGGTGGCAGCAGCAAGAGCTGACTGTATCGCCTTGCTGGATATTCCGTGGGCCTCTGTGCAGTCCGTGACTGACATGGTTACGTTCCGGGAGACCACACTGAATGCAAATACGAACTATGCGGCCATGTATTCGGCATGGGTTCAGATCCATGACCCATACAATGACTTGCTGATCTATGTGCCACCGTCAGGACATGCGGCAGCGCAGATGGCGTACAATGACTACGTGGCGTACACGTGGTATGCTCCTGCGGGCTTCAATCGTGGTCAGCTGGATGTGATCACTCCGTCCTACATCTTCACAGAAGGTGAGCGGGATACTCTGTATCAGGCGCAGATCAATCCGATTCAGATGTTCCGTGGTGAGGGCACGGTGATTTGGGGACAGAAGACGCTTCAGAGCAAGTTCTCAGCATTGAGTAGCATCAATGTGCGTCGTCTTCTGATCATCATTGAGAAGGCCATGGCTGTTTCGCTGCGTAGCTTTGTGTTCGAACCAAACAATGAGACCACACGGTTCCGTGTCACGGCTCTGTTGAATGAGTACCTGGAGCAGTTGTCTACTCAGGGCGCATTCCAGACAGAGGCTGGTGATGATGGATTCAAGGTTCTTTGCGACGCGACGAACAACACCTCAGCAGTCATTGACAACAATGAGCTGCGAGTGGATGTGTTTGTGAAGCCGGTTCGGGCTGCGGAGTTCATTCGTCTTCAGACAATTGTCACGACTACAGGCGCTACCTTCGAGGAGCTGGTAGATCGTGGAGCGATCTATTGATAGGGATTTGAGCTAGAGAAGGAGAGATATCATGACTGACATGTCAGCTGATGTTCTGAGAAACAACTTGACCAATCCTGCGAAGACATACTTGTGGGAAATGCTCTTCACCAATCCAATTGGTGGGGGCGATTCTGATGTCATGGATCTTCGATGCCAGACCACAAATATTCCGGGGAGAAGTCATGGAGAGATCCTGATCCCGTTCAAGGGGACTCCGGGGATCAAGTTTCCGGGCAAGCTCACCATGTCTCACGCATTGACGATGACCTTCATCGAGGGTACGGACAGAAAGGTGTTCGATGCTCTGCATGGATGGTCTGAGGCAATCACGAGCGCGAAGACGGGTGTGGGTGGTCCGGATGTGGTTATCAAGTCCGACATCTATCTGCGGTGTTTGGATATGCAGGGGAATGTCTGGATGACAATCAAGTTGATCGGAGCGTATGTGCAGAGTGTGGACGATGTTCCTCTGAACTACGAGGACGACACTTCGATCTACTTTAACGCGACGTTCAGTTATGATCGTTGGGAGCTGGTGAGCTAATGGCTACTTTGGGTTTCGATTTGTCGGGTGTGGGTTTTTCAGGGCTGTCAAAGACGTGGATGCTTCAGCGGAAGTACAATTGGCAGCTCCTGCTTCCCCATAACATCAATGGCAACATTGGGCTGTTCGTGTCCCAGTATTGCCAGGATGTGCAGTTTGGGGATTACGGAATGTCTGCCCTTTCCCAGCTCAAATACGGAGCCTTCCAACGATTCTATGCTGGAATCCAGGAGATTGATCGGGTGACGGCGGTCTTCTTGGCACCTGTGGATAACTCAGTTCTGAGTTACTTCCATGGATGGTACAATCTCATGGTGGATTCTGAGGGTTACTTCTACCCCAAGAATCACTATAAGAAGAGCATGTACGTTGCCATGTATGATCGTTCCTACGTGGAATCAGTGAGGTTTGAGTTGAAGGGCGCATTTCCAACACGAAAGCCTTTCGTGGATCTATCATATGGTGACGATGACGTACTTCGGTATGTGGTCGAATTTGCGGTGGATCGGATCGACATGACAAGTCTGATCGGATCAATCCGAGAAGGTGTGACGAGTGTGGCTGGGGATATGGCCTCAAAGACTGTAGAGTTGTTAGGTGGTGCAGGTGGTACAATTGGTGGTGCTGTGACTGCTTCAGGCAACATCATCACCCAAGGAGGTATCAACCTATAGCCACTCACATTGACCGGAGAGAGAAATGAGTGACTTTCTACCAATTCAGTTGCCGTCTAAGTGCATCCCATACGAAGGTGTCGAGCCTGGACAGGTGATGGTTCGTCCATACATGGGTAAGGATGAGATCCTGTTGGCGCAGATCAATCCAGTGAACGTGGAAGCGAAGTACCTGCAAGTGCTTCGGGACATCGTTCAGGGCGTGGAGGTTGAGAAGCTGACGCTGGGTGATCGTCTCTACATCATCCTATGGGAATATATCAATTCCTACAACGAGTACATGAAGGTGCGGACAGTCTGTTCCCATTGTCTGGAGACGATTGAGCCGATGATCGATCTGAGAACGTTGGAGATCGAGTTCCTTCAGGATGGCTTCCAGCAACCACATCATCTGCCTCTTCCTTCTGGCAAGTCGGTGGATCTGCGCCTGCTGAATGTGGGTGATCAGATCGAGATCGAGAAGTTCCGTGGTGCGGACAGTTACATGTTCAAGTGGGCTCGTTCCATGGTTTCTGAGAAGGACGTGCTTGCTCGTATGGAAGAGCTGAAGACCATGGGTGTGCGTGACCTTGCCACTATCCGGGCATGGCACGAGAAGATGTATCATGGGCCGAATATGATGGCGAAGTTCAACTGCCCCCGATGCCAAGGGGAGGAGGACGTGGAGGTTCCCTTTCGATTTGACTTCCTTTTTCCAGATGGTCAAGCCCTTACAGACACTTTTGGAGCGTGAGTTCCGTCTGTGCTACATGGTCCCCGGTTTCTCTCTTGGGGATCTGAGGAACACTGGATCAAGGATGCTGGACTGGTTTGATGGCAGATTGAACAAGCAGATTCAGGATGAGAATAAGAATAAGGGATGATGGCATGATTCGAAGACGGCGTTACTATTACGAGAATGTGTTTGGTGTGGATCAGTACAGCCTGAAGACGCTGCGCGCCCTTCACACAAAGTACACTAGGGATTACTTGACTCTGTTCAAGTCTCTCTCTAGCATGTATGGGGCTTCTCCACAAAAACGCGAAATCGATGATGCCGTGACCCTGGTCCAGAAGGTGCGTGGAGCCATTGAGAGTATCCTTCAGAGTAATACCATTGATCGGGCTGATGCCAAGATCCTGTATGAGCTGACAGGGCAGATCGAGGAGAAGAAGCAGGGTATGCTGGAGCAGGCAGCTCAGGTCAAGGCTCTGAGGGAGCGTCTGGACAAGATTCAGCGGGAAACAGGGATCTCAACCAAGGATCTCAATGTAACGCGCCAGATCGTCCGTAGAGGCGTTAAGCAGGCGGCAGGCACCCAGAGGGAGGGTGTCATGGATTTCTTGGCTAGAACGGCTCCTGGGACGCTAGAATTGGGTCGTAGGCTGACACGTGGTGTGACAACAGCTGTGGCTGGTCCTTTTGCTCCTGCTCTGGGTGTGGGGTATGATATCGCCAGAGGGGCAGCGGGTGCTGTCGGTGGGCTCCGCAAGAAGCTCATGGAACGCGAGGAACGCAAATTGGCGAGTCGTCTGCGGTCGTACAGGCCGGAGGGTCTCGAAGATGTCTCGCGGGTTCGTGGAGTTGGCACTCCACTCGCCGGAATCTCCGGCATCCTGGAGCGTGGTAAGACAGGTAGAGTAGCTGGTGTAGGGTCTGGAACCGGAGCAGGAGCTGGTGTGACATCCAAAACGCTGGCTAATTTCTGGAATCGCGGTGCGTATAAGGCGAAATACACCAGAGAGCTGCTGGGTGTCTTGAAGGACATTCGCAAGGGCAAGAAGGGAAAAGGAGATTTGAAGGATTCATTGCTGGGTGCGGTTGATAACTTTGCGATTCTGGGCGCATCCATGCTTCCGCTGCTGGGCAAGGCTGGGAAGTTCGCAGCTTTGGCGGTGGCTATTGGGTGGACGGGACATCAGCTGAATGAGCTTCGCAAGGCATCTGGTGCTTACCTGAAGGCAAAGAAGTCTGAGAAGGAAGCTAGTGAGGCGTTTACCAGTTCTGTGAGACAATGGAATGATCTGATTGTCAAGGAAGGGATCGTAGAGGTTGCCGAGAGATTGGGCAAGACTGTTGATCAGGTAGCCAAGGAGCAGGCTGAGCGTGAGAGAAAAGCACGTAGAGCAGAGCTGGCGGCTAGACCTTTTCATCAGAAGGCTCTTTCGAAGATCAATGTGGAGTTACTGGGTGCGAGAGATCCGTACATGGAGCGTCCTGAGGGTGTTCGTGAGGCAGAGATCATTCGTGCAGGTGGCGGGACCACAGGCGCAGCTAGGGCAATTGAAGAGCAGACGAAGAAGTTGGCAGAATTGACGGAGGCTATCAAGAAGGCGGCAGAGCGTATGGATACGGGTGCGGGCACTGGTGCGGCTGAGGTTCCTGCGGGTATTGGTATTCCTAATGTCCATGATTCTGGGGATGCACTGTTGAATGAGCAGGCGAATGGTGGTTTGGGACTTGAGGACTAACAATGGCTGATCGTAGGGATATCAATCCAATCTCTCCAGGTGAGAGAACTGTGAAGAACACAACACCAAAGCCGGAGTCTGTGGTCTACACGGAGGACGTAGGTGGGAATCTTGGAGCAGGTCAAGATCCTGCGGGCCAAGGTGGGACTCCGGTGATTTACGGGCATAGTTCGGATGGGGGTCAAATTCCTGATGTATATAAAGTGAAGATTACTTCATACAGGAATAACGCGAAGATCATTGGTCTGATGCAGGATGACATTCAGCTGAAGGTGTCTTCACGGTGGGAGCCCATCGTTCCTACGAATGCGTTGGCGATTGGGAACATCTTGACTCAGGTGATCACGAAGGGTGAGAAGTCTTTGATTTCGAAGGCAGTGAGTCGGAGAATTTGGGCTGGAGCATCTCCCATTGTGATGTCACTGAATTTGAAGTTTGAGGCGGTTGTGGATGCGAAGCGTGAAGTGCTGGAACCTTGTCGCATCCTTCAGTCATTGGCATTGCCCTCTGAGTATTCGGCTGATCCGGACAAGGCAGTGAGTAAGGTTCCGTTGTTGGGGCCTCCAGGACCTACTCCGTTCATGTTGGAGAAGTTGGCGACGTATAAGAGATCGAACAAGGCCATTCAGCAGGCATCGGACTTCTTTGATAACTTCCAGGGTGGAGATTTGATCGTGATTGAGCTGGGGAGTTTTGTCACGTTCTGGAATGTGATCGTGTCTGAGGTGACATTGTTGGTTCCTCCCAAGTTTACTAGGGAAGGAGATCCGATTAGCGCCACAGTGAGCATCATCTTTGAGACGTATGAGATGCCAACAGTCGAGAGTTTGAAGTCGGCGTATAATAGGGCATCTCTGGTCAAGGGAGTTGAGTGATGGATAGATCGAACTTTTACCAGGAATTCACCGTAGATGGTGTAGAGCAGCTGGACTTTCTCTACAACCCGCTGTCTGGGTTTGAGATGACCTATGATCCAGACTACTATCGTGTGACGGGTGATGATGACATGCGTCCAGATAAGGTTTCGCACAAGGTCTATGGGACAGTGGAGTTCTGGTGGGTGCTCATGTTGGTGAATGGGATTGACAATCCTCTGGTGGACATTGATCCTGGGACAGTGTTGACCATCCCCAATAGAATCGACATCTTCAATTTCCAGAAAAAGTACAGACTTCGGAGATCGTAATCGTGAATTTTTCAGGTAACTACACTTTGAATGTGACCATCGGCGGGAAGACAGTTCCGGTCTACCCACAGATGATCCAGGAGATGACAGTGACACAGGACATTGATCGTCTCCTGCCCACCTTCAAGATGGTATTGCATGATGCCACACATATTCTCAGTGAGATAGCGCCGTATGATAAGACGGCCAATGTTGTGGGTCTGGAGTTCACGCGAAGTGAGGACCTGTCCAATTTGAATCTGTTTGAGTTTGACGTGAAACGCAGACGTGTTTTGAATGGGGACACGTATGAGGTGGAGGGATTGTTGAGGGTTCCTACGCTGCTCACAAAGCAGAGGAGTAGGGTGTTCACTGGGGATCTGAAGGCGAAGCTGGAATCGGTGGCGAGTGAGGACTTGGGCATCAAGGACATGGAGGTGGGCTCATCCCTGTCTATCGATAAGACATTTGTTCAGCCGAGTTGGACAGATGCCAGGATGTTTTCGTACTTGAAAGACAATCTCTTGGGGAATGATGGTGAGGCTGGGTATTATTGCTTCATTAAGAATGTACGTGGACGACAGGTGTTCACCTTCAAGAGCATTGATGAGCTGTTTGCTGGCACAGTGGCTGCGAATCTGATTGTTGGGTACAAGGCATATGAGGATTTCATTCCGGTGTCGGATCATCGGATCTATGATAATTCGCAATTGCTGGCTGACTTTGGGGCCTCACAGCAGGATTACAGCTATTGGGACTACACCAATGGGCAGTGTGTGACTAGCACTGTGAGTCTTTCTGATTGTCCAGCCTTGAGTGAATTCTATCTGGTGGATAGTGATCGGGAGACGGACAGCTTGATGCTTATGGGCGCAGGAAGATCCAATGACTTTTCATCGAATTTCCAGGGACGAATCAAGAACATGTTCTTCCGTAAGAACACAGAGGTGATTCATATGTGGGCAGGGACATGGGGCTTAGAGAATGTGTCTCCTGGAGATCTGGTGCGAGTAGTCTTCAGTGAGGCCATGGGACATGGGGAGTTGTTCGTATATCAGAATTCAGGGTATTGGATGGTGAAGCGAATCGTCCACATTCTAGGATCTACGTTCATGTCTAATCTTCTTCTGACTAGATGTGGAATAGACACAGAGAACAGTACCACCCTACAAGAGGCGACTCTAAGGAAGAGATGATGAGAATCAAGAAGAGTTCATGGAAAGTGGATGGGTTTCACCGAGGCATTGTGAAGGATAATGCCGATCCAAATCAGCAGGGACGTGTGCGTGTCTGTGTGCCGGTGTTGTTTGAGAGCATCGATACGCAGTATTTGCCTTGGGCTGTGCCTGCCATGCCATTTTCGTTTGGTGGTGGGGCTGGATCGGGGGCTGGATGCTTCTGTGTGCCTGAGGTGGATTCCACTGTATGGTGCTTCTTTGAGGGTGGAGATTACAATCAACCTGTTTACTTTGCAGCAGCACCAGATGGGATACATGGTCTTCCATCGGAGCGGACCACTAATTATCCGGATCGACGTGTAGTCAAGACGGCAAATGGGATCGTGTTCTATGTGGATGACACGGATAAGAAGATTCGGATAACGCATCCAACAGGGAAGTACATGGAGATGGATGGGAGTGGGAACATTGTGGCAAGTGGAGCCAACGTGACGATCAGTGCAAGTGGAAATGTAGTGATCAATGCAAGTGGAAATATCATCGTGACAGCAGACGGGTCTATAGTGATTGATGGTGCAACGGTGAGTATCAATCCGTAGGTGAGGTATGGCGAAGAAAGTGGCAGTGGTGGGTGATGGGTCAAGTCATGGCGGCTCCATCATCACATCGGGGCAGGATGGCACATTGACCGTGGGCGGTCAGCAGGTGGCTGTGCAGGGTGCTTTGCATAGTTGTCCTCTTGATGGGCATGGGGTGACTTCCATAACATCTGTGACTACGAAGTCATATCATAATGGGAAGTTGATTGTCACAGAGAATGCAGTGGCTGGATGTGGGGCAGTGATTCAGCCTACGGACAGAAAGACATACGTGGAGTAGACTATGGCGACGAGCAGTAAAATAGGTGTGATTTGGTCTGATCTTGATCCTAGAATCGTCCCTGATGGACAGGGGGACATCAAGGTTGTGGAGAATGTGGCATCCGTGATGGGTTCCATTGACAACATTCTTAGAACGCGCCGAGGATCGCGGGTCATGCTCCCTGAGTTTGGATCTAGTCTCAGCAGTATGGTGTTTGAGAATATCGATGAGACGCTGATGAAATTCGTGGCTCACGAAGTCAAACAATCCATTGAACGGTGGGATGATCGAGTGGTTGTGGAGCAGGTGCAGGCAGTGACAGATCCGGATAGGGGTGCGGTGGCAATTGTGATTCACTTTCGGATCAAGGGGTATGGGAATTCCATTTTCAAACATGAGATACTGATGCGAGGAGAATAGGATGGCGACGAACACACTTTCCTATGTGGATTTTGATTTCGATACGATTGTGACACAGTTGCAGGATCGTATGGCGAACAGGAATGCCTGGAAGGATCTGTACAGGTCTGGGACAGGTGAGGTCATCTTGGAGGTCATGGCTTATGTTCTGAACATGGGACTGTTCTACACGGAGCGAAGAGCGGAAGAATCGTACCTTCCTACAGCCAAGTTGAGATCCAGTGTTATGAACTTGGTGTCTTTGATTGGGTATTCTCCAAAGCGGAAGTCTTCTGCGACTGGAAACCTCCAGTTCTCTATCTCAGCGCCGTCGTCTAAGATTGTGTACATTCCAAAGTATACCTCTTGCCAGACATCGGATGGGGTGAAGTATCTTACCAATGCCAGTGCGGCCATTGAGAAGGGTGCCACATCGGTGACGGTAGAGGGTATTCAGGGTGAATTGGTGCAGACGGACATCACGTCTGATGGGTCATTGAATCAGGAGTATTCGATCAATGATACGAGCGTAGAGAATTCAGGCGATTCGGCCAATCCAACTTTGAGAGTGATCATAGACGGAACTGAGTGGTCAGAGGTTTCCTCATTCTACGTGAGCGAGGTGACGGATGAACACTTCCGTGTGATTGATGAGATGGATGGCACTGTGACTATCCAGTTCGGTGATGACATCAATGGGAAGTCTCCAGATTCTGGATCTGTGATTCGCATTCAGTATGTGAAGTCCAGTGGCCTGGATGGCAATGTGACCAACACTGGATATGTGACCACCATTAATGACACTATATATGATGAGGATAGTGCGGTGGTGTCTGGTGTGTCAGTGACAAACAGCAGTTCGTTTCTTGGGGGCGATGATGAAGAGAGCATTGAAGAGATTCGGTACGAAGCTCCACAGGTATTCAAGACTGGGGATCGAGCTGTTAATCGGGCTGACTTTATCAGCATTATTGGCAATTACTCAGGTGTGGCTGACGTGAATGTGTGGGGAGAGAATGAAGAGGCTGAGCTGGCTGGAGTAGCAGCGGACTATGAGATGCTGAACAAGGTGAAGATCTGTGTGGTCCTGCAAGAGTGGCAGCTTCCTGATTCTGTGTTCCAGTCGAATCTGTCAAACGCACTCTATGCCAAGTCCATGCTGACAGTGAAGTATGAGTATGTGACTCCCGTCATCATCTACGTGATCCCTCGTTTGTGGGTCAAGGTGACTGAAGGGGAATCTTTGTCTCAGGCGCAGGCTGACATTGAGACAGCGTTGGCAGCTCAGTTCTCATTGGGCGATACCACCAAGCTGGGCACTACGGTGAAATACAGTAATGTGTTGGCAGCAGTGGATGATCTGAATCGTGTGGCATATGCGAACATGGATTTGGAGATCTACAAGGCTCTGTCAAGTACCTACAACTCTATCTATGATTGGGGTGAGGCTTTGGAGGTCACATCCATTGAGCCAGGAACTGTGCGTTTATTCCTGGATAGCGTGTACTCAACCACAGATGTGGATAATCAGGATGGTACTGGAACGTTCACAGCGGCTGGTGGTGTCATAGGAACGATCAACTACAGCACAGGTGTTTTGTTGCTGGATGCTCCGGGAGCCACAGCGGCTTATGTGAGATACCAGCAGGCGCAGAATGGGAATGTTGTCCCCACGTTCAGACAGATCTGCAAGTTGCAGGACGTGGATATCGTAAGTATTGCAAACGTAGAATGACGAGGTGAGACATGTTGGAGCAAAGATGGTCAGTGAAGCACATTCGTTTGGGTGATGTGATCTGGGAAGTGGAGGACAAGAAGAATCGTCTGGTAGATGAGGGTGAGCGAGCAATCGTGGACTCTTTTTATAGAGATAAGGCAGCGAACTACTTCGGCATGACGAACTTCTATGTGGGCATGTATAATGGGTCCATTTCGGAGTCCACCGTGCTGTCCACATTGCCAAGTGAGCCCACATCTGGAGTGTATGGGTACACTCGTCAGGTGGTGGAAAGGTCCGATATTGGGTTCCCAGTTCTGGAGAAGCATGAGGATGATTGGCGCGTGGTGTCGAAGGATATTACGTTTACAGCGTCTGGAGGGGACCTTGGTCCAGTAAATGGTGCATTTATTGGCACCTCTTCAGATAATACGGGAACATTGATAGGGGTTCTGTCGTATGGGGTGGAGAGGACCATCATCGATGGCGACAGTATCATTCTAACCGTCAAGTGCAAGATGAAGTAGGGAGTTGTCCATGTCTCTTTCTCTTAATGGATCAAGTCAATACGCGAGCGTGTCTCCGTCTCCGGTTACGGTCACGCCGTTGACAGTGGCCTGCTGGTTCAAGCCAGATGATCATGATGCGGATTATTCTATCATAGCAGTGGAGGAAGGCGAAGCTGCTGGTAATTCGCAGTGGCTTTGTCAAGCGCGTGGACTCACCTCAAGTGCTCTAGCTGCGATGACATATCAGTCTGCGTGGGCTGCCGCATTGTCCACAGCAGATTATGCGGACGATTCATGGAACCATGGTGTGTTTGTCTTTGCGGCTGCGGCTGATCGGCGTGTGTATCTGGACGGGACGAACAAGGGCACGGATTCTACGTCGCAGACTCCGACTCCAATTAACAATGTGATGATTGGTGGGTGTGAATTGGCTGGTCCTACTGGTCTGTTTTCGGGCAAGGTTGCACATGTGGCGATTTGGAATGTTGCTCTAAGTGATTCAGAGGCTGCGCAGTTGGCGGCTGGTGCGAATCCACTGACCATCCAAGCTGCGAACCTTGTGGCCTATTGGCCGATGATTGAAAATGGTGGGTCAGCAGTTGAGGGCGTTGATGATCTGACGGAGTATGGGTCTCCGACATGGGATGATGCTGACAATCCAACAGTTGTTACAATCAGCGGTGTGACTGCTGTTCATGAGGGATATGATCTTGTTCTTACGGCATCTGCTTCAGGGGGATCAGGAAACTATACATACCAGTGGAACAAGGAAGGGTCTCCGATTTTAGGACAGACCAGTGCAACTCTCACAATCACTGGTGTGGACACAGATGATGCTGGATCTTATACATGTACGGTGACTAATGGTGGTTCTGCTACGTCATCAATTGCCAATGTGACAGTGGATAGTGCTCCTGTGGCTTTTGTGATTTGTGGACCCAGATCTTCTGGTAATGAGAGTGTGTGGGCGTACAATGAGGCTGGTGTTCAGTTGTGGGCCTATGATACGGGAGAAACAGCATACTGTGTTCGGATTGATGCTTCTGGTCGAATTGTGATTGGTGGGAAGAGAGCTGATAACGGAGATGGGAACGGATATCGAGGGATTTGGAGACTGAACCAGAGTGGGTCTTACATTGATGGGGTTGATGTGGATAATGGGGTTCAGTGCCTTTCCATTGGCGACAATATCATTATGACTGTATACTCTTCTGATGATGTTCATTGGTTCAGAGAGAGTGATCTTGTTGAGCTTGATAATTTTTTTAGTACGGGCTATGGTTCACATGCATGTTTGATGACTGCGAATGGGAATTCGTGGTATGGGAATTATTCTTCCCCGAACTATTGTTATCATTGTCGTGAGTTTGATGTGAACAGGGATTTGGTGTGGTGGGACTACACACCATCTGGAGTCCACGAGCAATTTTATTCAATGAAGGAGACAAGTGGTGGGTATGTGGTGGTATGGGAGTCACAGGCCAATCGTGTGAAGCGGTACACATCAGGAGGCCCTACGTTTGCGGGTG